ACCATTATTTCTATTTCATTACCATTACCAAAACCCCAAGCTGGTATTCTTTTTAATACGTCAGAGGGTTTAACCTTACTCCAATCTGCACAATAAAAGTATGCTTCTATTTCTCCTTTATCATTGCATTTTTCTGCTCTTAATGTATGAATAGGAAAATGTTCAACTTTAACTACTTTATTCTTTTGCTTTACTATTTGCATAGAAGCCATACCCATTAGTTTGCGTTCTAAACATACTTTACGCAACATATCAGGTTTAAATAAAGTTTTCATTTGTGCATATTCATTTGGCTTTCTTGATGCATCTAAAGCATCTAAACCTTTTCCATATATCATATTCGATATACCTGTAATAATAGCACCATTTGTTGTTGAATATAAGAACCTATCAATTAAGAATTGAAAGTAGTTATTATCATCACCATATTCTATATAACCTTGCTTTTTATTTTCTTGTATTTTAGGTGATGTATAAGCACTTAAATTTACAATAGAAATATTTGAATTACTCATAAACTATAAAATCATTAGTTGTTTGATTTGCTACATATTCATCTTTGTTAATTGTATAATTAGCAATAACTTGATTTGTGCAAAATATTTTGTCTTTATAAACTACATCAGTATTGTTAAGAATAGATAAAGTATAAAAGTTACCTTCTTTTAAATCAAATGTAGCAGTAGTAAATAGATAATAACCATCTTTATAAAAATCAGATGTTATAGTAGTACTTTCATTTGTCATTTCATTTACTAAAACTATTGATGTTGCACAATAAGTTCTTGGAATGAATTTTAATGATTGTTCTTCTGCTTGCTCTCTTAAAATTATCATTTTCTTTTTATTTAAAAATAAAAGTATATTGAAATTGTTTTAATATAGGATTAAAATAAAAAAGGAGTGCCTAAACACCCCTTAATTAAAAAACAAAAAAACAATTATTAAGAACCTACTACCACTGTAAATCCAGCACCAGATAAAGTATCACCAATAAAATTTGCTGGTACTTGTTCCATTCCTGTAAGTGTTAAAGTGTAACCACTCAAATCTCCCATTGCAGCACCTGTTACAATAGTTCCACCTGTTACATCCATTCCGTGTTCTAATCCACAATAAAATAAATTACCATTGTTATCTTCAACAATTACTTGTGGTCTACCATAAGCCAAAAGTTTAATTTGTTTGTGGTCTACAATAGATAATTTTTTCAAAGTTAATGCTAATTCTTGTTGAAAGAATGTAGTACCATTTTCTCTTGAAGAAGTAATTGTTTGTGTAAAAGATGAATTACCTTTTAAATCATATTTGTATGCAGTTGGTGTTCCAGCCACACTATCAATAACATCTGTATTTGTTCCATCGTAAGTATACCCAGTAGCATCACCCCAATTAACAAAATAAACCGCTTTTAAACCTCCTGAACTATCTTTGCAAGGTTCTAATCTACCTAAACTAATATCACAAGCCATATTTATATATTTTTAAAGTTAAAAAAAAGGTGGTGTTTATTGCACCACCCTTAATTTGATTAATAATTAATTATTAGTTAGCAGCGTTAGTAATACCATATGTAGTAATATCACTTACAATTCCGTATTGTACACCAGCAGTAAATCTCATTACTACTCTAACGTTTTGTGAACCATCAAGGTCAGACATATCAATTAATTTAACTTCTTGGTTGTCTGACAATAAACCAGTTCCAAAGTATAAGTTAGATTTTTGAGCAGCAATAGCAACTGTTGGAGCTAAACCTTCAGCAACAAATATTTTAATTCCATCAAATGAAAGTGAACCATTGTTAAACCATTGTGTTCCCATTGCATTAGTACCATTAGCACCTAAACCTGATGCTCCAAAACCGCCCAAGGCTCTTACATAAGCTCTAGCTGTTGCTTGAGAAACGTACAAGTACAAATCTTCTTTTCCGTATAATGCAGCTGGAATAGCATCAACTATTCTCCCTAATTCACCGATAACTGTTGCAGCAGCAGTAATTTTAGTTCCATCAGCAGCAATTTCTTGAGCAGTTGGTAAACCAGCATCTAAAGTTAACAATCTTGTAAATCCGTTAAATTCTCCAGCATTAGCAGTTACACCAGCCCAAATGTTTTGTTCTGTTTTTTGTGCAACTTTAGCAGCTACGTGAGCAATTAAGAAATCAGCAAATGAAGGTGGTAAACTATCGAATGCAGAATATCCCATTTGAACGGCTTCCCAATCTGAACGGAAATCTTTCTTACAAAGTTGTAGGTTTACTTGAAATTCTTCTGGTTGTAAAATTTGTTCTGTTAAAGTTACAGTTGAAGTAGCATCAAAATCACAAGTTGCATCTTTTACGATTGCATCAGTAGCAATTTTCTTAATTACTTCTTTGTATTTTACATTTGGTTTTACTTCAATACCACCATTTTCGATAGTAGAAGCACTTAATAATGCTGCTGATATGTATTTTCCAGCAAACTCACCAGCATAGGTAGTTGTAATACTTGTTGTTGTAGCCATTTTTTATTTAATTTTTATTTTTATTATTTGTTTAATTTACTCAATACTACATCAAATGTTGTAGCTTGTCTTTTTTTAGAATATAAATTCATTTTAACTTCATTAGTAGCTTCTGGATTGTGTGATAAAACTTCAATGTTATCATTTGACAATTCAACTGCTTCAACTACTTCTGTTTTTGATAATTTCAATTCAGCAATTTCTGCTCTTAATTTTTCAATTTCAGAAAAGAACATTTCTTTAGTTACACTTTCAACTACTCTTTTTGGTGCAGCTACTTCAGTTGCCATTTCTTCTTCTTTTTTAGTAGTTTCTACTTCTTCTTCAACTTCAGGTGCTTCTTCTTCTGGCATTTCAATAGATGCAATAACACCTTCTACTTCTACTTTCAAAACATTACCATCTTCTAACATATATTCACCAACTGGCATTGGTACTCTTTCTTCTTCATTAACAATAAAGATTGCCATTTCTGGTTCAAATGTTTCTGCTTCAATAACAGTAACACCATCCATTAGTTTCATTTGAGCAAGTTTTACTTCCATACCCAAAAGTTCTTTGATTTGATTTACTACGTTCATACTTTTTTTATTAAAAATTTAAATTATTTATATTTGTTATAAATTGGTTAGCCATTTGTTCTAACCATTGTTCTTACTCCATCAACCTGTGTTACTGTTGATGTGCCTTGTGCAACTGTTGAACCAATACCTTGATTGATTAATTCACCTTTGCAACATTCTGCTGAATATGTGCTATCATCACATAAACAACCTCTTTTAGCGTCTTTTGGACTTGTGTATTTATTCTTTCCCATTTTAAATATGTTAAACATTAATTAGTATTTGTTTTATTTTTTCAATCAATTCTTGCTCTTTACTTTCTTGTAAATTTAATTCTGCTTTTTCAGAAAAATATCCTTCAATAGAATAACCTTGATATTTACCTTCTTTAACATCATTCCAAACTTCATCATTGTCTATTCTTTGAACTACAACCCAACTTCCTTCTGTTGCATTTAAATTGTAAATAGCAGACTTATCACGTTTAACATCTTCAACAATCCAACTTTCTATTGTATAAACACCTTCTGTTTTTTTGTCGTGTTCTAATGTTGAATTATGTATTTTTAGTTTCTTTAAATATAATTCAGATGCTTTTCTAACTGTTTCTTTTGAGAAACGAATGTTATATTCATAATCACCATTTCTTCTATAAATATCTTTTTCTGGTATTAAAGCTAAACCTATAACTATTCTTTTATCTTCATCAATAGTTTTTAATTCTACTTTGTGTTCATTTAATGCAACCCAATTTTCTTCAATAGCTGGAAATTTTACCAAACTAATAGCATCAATTCCATCTTGAATATTTTCTTCGTCTATATCTAAATAAATAGTTTCTAATTTCTTCATTGTACTTTTTTTTAAAAATTAAATTATTTATATTTTGTTTTAAATAAGTATCATTAAGTCAAAAAAACATAGTTAATGATACTTTTAACTAACATTATCCTAAACTTGCATTGGTTACTATGTTTCTATTTAAACCTTGTGCTGTTGTTACATCATTTGCTACAACATATGCTTGTATTGGTGCTTGTGCTGACCTTCCTTGCATTGTTTCTGCTAATTGATTAACACCACTATTTCCAACTACATTAAATTGTGGAGACATACCACCACCACCACCACTTGGTGCTGAACCTCTACCACCACTATTTGATGAACCACTTGCACTACCACCACTTGAAAGTAATTGTTTTGCCCTTACTATATTTGCTGCAACTGATAAAGCAGTAGAAGCATAAGATGTTATTCTTGCTATTGTTCCAATTCCAGGTACTGTTGGAAAAGCTAATTGTGCTGCAACACCTTCAGCATTTGCTAATGTTGATGCTTTAGAAATTGCAACTGCACTATCAATTCCTATTTGTGTTAATGCAATAGCTTTTGAAATAGCTTGACCAGCTTTTGATTTTGCTATTCCTGTTGCTTCTAATCCAGATATTATATTTGATAAATTTTCTTTTGATTTAGCAATTACATCATTTTTTTGTTGTTCAAATAATGTTTCTGCCTCTAATTGTTTTTCTTTTCTTTTCTTTTCATTTTCAGCTTCCCTTTCATCAAACTCAACCATATTATTTAGTTCTTCTTCTAAATCATCTGAATGTTTTTGTTTTGATTTCTCATATTCTTCTTCTGCTGCTCTACCTTTTGCATTTTCAGCATCAGAACGTTGTTTTTCAGCTTCTTCTCTTTTCTTTTTTTCTTCTGCTAATGCTTCTTCACGTTTCTTTTTTAATTCATCATTATGTGCTTTTTGTTTATCCTGTAATGCTTTTTTATGTGTAGCATCTAATACTCTTTCTTCTTGTCTTATTTTTTCAAGTTCTTCTTGATTGCCTTTATTTAAAAGTAGCTTTCTATGTAGATTATCTTTTTCTAAATTATAAGTATCATTACCTAATGCTTTAGCTACTGCAATTTCATTTTCTTTATCCTTAATTCGTTTTTCTAATCTTGCTTTTGCATAAGCATCATTTTGGTCTTGTCTTTCTTTTGCAGCACCTTTTTCATAATTACCAATTACATCATAACCTTTTTTAATTTCATTTATAGCACCTTTAAAATCTAATTGTAATATTTTTAAAACTGATTTAAATGGTGTTAATAAATATTGAACTATTGCATTACCTACACCAAAAAATACTTCTTTTAATTTATCAAATTGTTTAGTACCTTCTTTTAATGCTGGAATACTTTCACCAACTAAATTTTTTAATGCATCCCAATTAGCATATAAAGCACCTAAAGCAACAACTAATAAACCTATTCCTGTTGCACCAATAGCACCTTTAATTGCCCCAAAAGCATTAACTGCAACTGCTTTAATATTTCTAAATGTATCAGGAATTTGTTGTAATACATCTAAACCTTGTGATACTGCTAATGCTGATTGAACTTTTAAAATAGCTTGTTGTGCATCTTCAGACTGTACACCAACTAAACCCATTGCACCTTCAAAACCAGCTAATGCACCAGCAGCAATATTTGCAGCACCAGCTAATGCTTTAAATTTTGCATCAGGATTAAATGCATCAGTTAAATCTTTTGCATCACCTATTCTGTCTTTTAAATCAGCTGCTCTTTTGGCTGCTTCAATAGCTTCTTTTGATGCTGCACCAAATTTGTCACTCATAGCAGCAACCTCTGCTTGTGCTTTTCTTAATTCACTTCTTAATGAAGTAACTGCTTGTTCAGTTTGTGCTAAATTAGAATTAACTTCTAAATTTACAGTTTTAGTTTCTGCCATTTTTTCTTTCTTTTATTTGTCGTTTAAATTGCTTTAATGTACCTGAAAATGTTGCTGGTAATTCATATTTGCCTTTTGCAATTTCTATTGTTTCTGATTGTCCGTAATGTTCATCTAATTGTAACATTTCAAGTATTAACTTTATCATTATGGTTCTTGTGTTATTGGAATTTCTATTGTTAAATCATTATTGTCAAAATCTGTAAACGTTATACTTACATTTTCAGTTCTTTCAGCAGCAGTTCCATTTGCAGCTATTGTAACAATCATACTTTCATCATTATAATATGTTCCAGTTTTTATTGTTGATATAAAACCTGACAAAGAATTTATTGTAAACTCTTTAAACATTCCTAAATAAATATCTATTTGAACTTCTTGTGGATTTTTATCTACGTTTAACATTTCTATGTTTGCAAATCTATATCCAACACTATTAAAACCTAATACTCTATAATCATTTATCAATTCAAAGTTTGCTTCACCAGTTGTTAAATCAGTAGTAAATGAATTTATAATATATCTGTTATCTCTTATTACAATTCTATTATTTAATCTTAAGTTAGTTAAATTTTGTGGTTCTAATTTTGCTTTTGCTTTTAAAACCCTTGTCTTTTGATTATAAAGATTTGCAATATATTGTTCGTAATGCCTTTTGTATAAACCTTGTGGTGAATTTATTAAATACCAAGATGATATTTCATTACCAAAATTTAAAGAATATAAATAACTTAAATCAGTTGCACCTGTATTTATTTCATTACTAAATCTAACATAGTTATTTACGTTTGTGTAAGTACTTCCATTATAAATTTTTATAGGAAAAGCAGAAACATCGGTTAAACCATTGTTATACATCAATATTGGTTTAGGTGTATAACTTTGTAAATCTTTGTTTAATAATGTAGCAGTTTGAAAATTATATCCTGTTGCTCTTTCCCACATTACATTCTCAAATGGAATTTTAATTTCATACTTACTACTTTCAGAAATTGAAGCACTATCAAAAGTTAAATCACCATATTCTCTATTGAATAAACCTCTAAAAGCATTGTTTAAAATATTTTCTGAATTTTCATATTTAAACTCTATTGATTTAAATAGTTTTGGCTTTTCAATATCTAATTCTTCAGCATAAATAAATGGTGTTAAATCTTTTATTTGACCAGCTTGATAATATAATTCTAATGGTTCTAATTTAAATGTAGTTGCGTTAATTGGTGTGATAATTAAATTAAACATTTTAACTAATCCCATAAAGAAATCTGCAACTTTAATATCTGGTACATAATTAACAACATTTTGTATTGCTGAAAATGATTGACCTGTTGCACCACCTGAAGTATAATTAAAACCATCAGTTGTGTAATCTTGACCACCACCTCTACGAATATAAATTACTTGACCTTTAAAATTAAAAGCACCTAATGCTGAAACTTTTATATAATATGAATGTTCTACTGGGTCTTCATTTCTTGTTTGACTATATAATGTTACATCAGTTGTTCCTACTAAATTATCAAATGTTTTATAAAGTACACCATCTTGATATAAATCTACTCTATAATTAGTTGCAGTAAATCCACTATTTGGTGTTGTTTTAAATCTAATTATAATTCGCTTACCTGTGTTTAATAAATAGTTTGCAAATCGAGTACTATCCCAATCTGTTGTTATTAAATTTGTTGTTGCATTATATTCTGGAAAGCTATCAGGTAATCCACTTTGTGTATGAACAAATCTATTAGGTACAAAATTAATTCCAGCATTGTATGCTCTTGGTAATTCACTATTTTTTAATAGCATTTGCAACTTGCTAAATTGATTATATCCTAAAAAATTACCTGTAAATGTTATTCCATATTTTGCTTCTATAAAATCTAATATAGTTGTTATAGGTACTGCTGGAAATAAATCATCCCAATTAATAGCACCTGTATTTGTAGTTACATCAAAAGAAGATGCAGTTTTATATTCAAACTTTCTTGTATTACCAATTAATGGATATGTTAAACCACCAAGATTTGTATTTATATAACCAATAACACTTGCAGCATTATAAGTATGATTTAAAGAACTAAAATCTAAACTATTTAATTTATCTTCACCAAACTTATCTTTTAATTGTGTTAAGTTTCCATAGAATGTAAGTGTATAACTTTCAATGTAAGCATTCTTTTTATTTGCTTTTTCTAATTGTACATTACCTTCACGAAATGGTATTGTTTCTATTTCAATATATGCACTATATCTTATTCTTGCATCGTAGCCATTATCAACTGCATTATCATACCAATGTGAAAATATAGCATTATTTGTTGGTGATGCTGGTATAGTAAATGATTGTGAATAGTCTGTAAATAGTTTACCAATATCTGAATAATTTTGTATAGTAGAAGTTACTGAAACTTTTTCATCTTGAAACATTTCAACTCTTTTATAAGTAAAATCTATAATTTGATAAACAGAAGTTTCATCTAAATTAAAATCTGCTATTTCTTCAAAATAAATAAAATCATTACTATTATTAAATATTTTAAAAAGAGAACCTTGCCCAGTACCAGATAATATATAAATATAATAATTTGCCCATTGGTCAGTATTCCAAGATTTTGTAGTATCATAAATACCTATATTTCCAATATCTTCATTTATACCACTATCAAATACTTGTGATGTTTGAATATATAATTCCATTAGATTACATTGTTAATTTGATTGTAATTGTATTCAAATTCTATTTGGTAGTTAATCATCTTATCTTGCAAAGAATTTTTTAAATCAGTTGTCATTGTTTTTAATTTAACTGGTTTATTATCTAATAAAATAGTTTCTGAAGTCATTAAATCTTTTATAAGTTCATTGTAGCTTTCTTCAACCCAACCTGTATTTATTTTAACAGATTGTTTTGCTTCATAGTTAAATGCTTTACTTTGACCTCTTAATATGTTATAAGCTACATCATCTGGCAATAATTGATATTCTTTATTTTTAACTTCCCAATTTTCAATTCTTGCTTTAAAGAATGTAATAAAATCCCAACCACCAAATCTATTTATAAATGAACATAACATAGGTGTATATTTATTTTCACATTCTGTTTTAAAAACATAAGTAATTAATGTTGTTTCATTTTTTATAATAGATACTTTATTACCTTCTAAATAATCTATATCGTTTTTAGTAATTGGTACTTTAAAAATATATTGTGTTTCTGCATCGCCATTTAATATTTCATTAGTAATAAAATTTGCATTATTTAAATCACTATAAACAACAGAATAAACATCAGTATCATTTAAATAATTTATATAAAAATTAAGATAAAAAGTATTGTCTAAACTATATTTATGTGTTTTGGCTTCATCTAAAACAGTAAAAGGTATAAATTCATTATCATCTAAATTATTATAACCATCTAAATAATTTGTATATCCATTTAAAGCAACATAAGTTGTTGTATCTAATAAAGTTGGTGAAGGATTATTAGCAGTAGTTGAATAATATCTTTTAACTTTAACATAGCACCAATTATCTGTATTTTCTTCAATAGCTGATAAAACAAATACTGGATTAATTATATTTATAAACTCTTTAACATAATTAGATATATTGTAAATGTTATTAGTTTGTGTAGTTGATGCTGCTTTCTTACTTAAAGTATAAGTTGAAGTTGCTGGTTCAGTTTCACCTTTGTGCCATATAAATAATTCAACTTTACTTTCAAGTTGACTTGCTTCATCTACTTGTATAAAATATGGGCTTCTTACAAATATTACTTCCATTTTATTTATTTGTTATTGTGTAATCTATTAATGTTTCTATATCGTCACCAAATGCTTTTATTAAATCTGTATCTATGTATTTCTTATATCCAGCTTCAAATGGTTTTGTAAAAAATAAAGAAGGTTTAATTCCCCTTGCCCATACATTTTTAGCTATAATATAACCTATTGATTTATAATTGCCTTTTGCAAATTTACCTTTTGCATCACGTAATCTTATGTTTCTAAACTTTGCCCATTGTTCAAATGGTGCTGAAGGTATTCTTCTTTTAAATTTAAATCTACTATTTGGTGCTTGTTGTCCTTTTATCTTTGCATTCTTTGATACTTGTGTTGGGTCTGCACCTTTAACACCTTCATCTTGATAAAAGCCATAATCAGGCATACTAAACCCTAATAAGAAATAATTATTCTCATATAGTATTTCACCTTTGATTTGATTATAAAGTTGTTTAGAAACGTTCTTATTGCTTTTTGAAAGATTGCTTCTTGCTTGTTGAATAACATATTTTTTATATGCTTCTAAAACTTCTTTAGTTGATGTTAAATTATTAGCATTCATTTTCACAAGCAGTCATTTCATTAGCAACTACAACATCAAATGTAACTGTCCAACCAGCTATCTTGTTTTCAAATCTATCTACAAATGGTTCACAATTAGGTGTACCTTGTAATTGATATAAATCATCAAATAAACTTCCACGTCTTAATACTTCTAATAATCTATTAATAACCATTAGTTGTGTGTGCAAAACATCTTGTTCATTATCATTTGTTAAAAACTGGTCTGTTTGTTCAGTCTTACTAAAGTCAACAACATCCATACATAGAACTGATATATTAAATAACCAAGTGTTGCCATTGTATGTTGCATTGTTTACAATTATATGTGATAAAGGAAATATAGTTTGCTTGTTTAAATCAATTTCAAATATATCACCTGAAGAAACTGTATTAACAAATACATCTTTATATAGTTGGTCTTTTATTGCTGTTGTTATTTGATAAAATCCTTTCATTATTTACTTCTTATTAATTCTGTTTCTATTTGGTTCTTTTCTTTTTCAAATGTTAAAAATGTTAATGCAACTGATAATCGAAGTCTGGAAACATCTTCAAATCTTCTAACATCTCCTTGAGCAAGAGCATAGAATGATGAATACCAACCCCATTTACTTCCAAATTGTGATTGTTTACTATATTCTGAAACTCCTTGTTGTTCTCCAAATAGTGTATCGTAGACTTCAACAATTCGTTGCCTAAATTGTAAAAAAAAACCACTGCACCTAATGCTACATCAAGTGGCATATACTTCATAGCATCACAATAAGTATAACTACCATTGTATTCTTCTATTTGATATTTGTCTTTTAGCTTCTTTGTAATTGGTCTGTATAATACTGCCATTGCATTATGCATCTTATCCCAATCACATATGTATTTATCTAAATCAGTATATTCACCTAATGTTATTTCATCAAGGTTGGTTATAAATCCAAATTCAGTATTGCCTAATTTAAATGTTCTTTTCAAATCATACTTTTGATTGAATAGATTTGATAAGTTAGTTGTTATTTCATTAACATCTTTGTAACTTATTTTAGCAGCATTCTTTAAATCTATACCACAAAATATTTCTACCATCTTGTGTTGAAGAAACTCACCATCAGGATTATCTTTTGCAATAGATAAAAACTTTTGATATTGTTCTAATGTTATTTCATCTAAACTTGTTGGTATTGTAATCTGTAACTTCATTGTTTTTTATTTAAAAATAAAATAAAGTCTAAATTGTATTAAACTAAATAGCAAAGCTATTAAAAAGAAAAAAGACCTACATTTCTGCAAGTCTTTCTTCAACCATTATTAACCTAAATTTAAACCAATTCTTTTACGCTTTCTATTTTCTTATGTACTATATTCATATCATAGAATTTTCTTTGTGCATCTATTTCATTGTAAGCATAGATTTCTAATTCTACATCTGTTGCTTCATCATTTCTTTCTGTCCAGTAAGTTATTAAATACTTTGTCATATATGTTTTCATTTGTTTATTATTTGATACAAATCTAATTCTTTTGTTTTAAATATAATACATTTTAACTTTTATTTAACATAGTAACTTATAAGTTACGCATCAAAGTTTTCATCGTATATCATTCCAATATGCAAATCAATTAAAGCTAAACACTTTCTTTTTATTTCTTTAATCTTATACGTATCTTTTTCATCAATCATATACGTATCAAATCCTTCAACTGAACTTAATGCTTGATTGCACATTGATATTATTTCATATCTTGTATCTGCTAGTTCAAACTCCATATTTTCAAATATATCTTCTTCTTTTTCCATTACTTTTTGTGTCAATATAAACGTTGATTTTAATAGTTATCTTACTGCGAAAGGTAAGCACTTGCTATATTATACATTTGTTGCATCTTTTTTATTTCACCTACGTTTCTTGGTAAGTTAATCTGAACTTCTTTATCAGTCATATGGTGTATATAACATTGTATTGTTGCTATTATTTGTCCGTATGTCATTAGTATATAAAGTAATTACCTTTGTGTGGATTTTCTAATTGACTTGTCATTGCATATCGCATAGCATCTATTGCGTGATTATAAGCATCTATTGGTCTATTCATTTTCACACCTGTTTTATCAGTTTGCCAAATGTAGTTTCTTAATTCATTAATTAAGTTCTTGCTTCTTGATGTAACATAAACTTTGTTTTGATTAATTAAATTAAGACCAAATAAGATACTATCTTTTCCTTTTGTAACTGGTAATACATTATGACCATAACTATTTAATTCAGCTATTGATTTAGGTTCAGCACTATCAGCGTAAACAATTTCGTTTACATTATTTGCTTTTAATAGATTTGATATTTCACTATTCAATAAACCTTTCTTATAAATTACTTCATCAAATATATAAGCATCATTATATTTGTACATAGTTACTAAACTTGTTGGGTCATTACTATAACCAAAGTCCATTCCGTAACATAATATTCTTGAATCTTGTGGTAAATCTATTTCTTGCCAATCAGGAATACATACACCTTCTAAACTACCTGTTTGACCTAAACCATAAACTTGCCACCAGTTTGACCAATATGTAGATGTTAATGCTTTTACTTTTGCTGCTTCTATTTCTTGAACTATTGTTTCTGATAATGCTTCATTATCTAAATAAGTCAATGTAATAAAGTCTACATCTGATTGTGTTAATATTTCTTTATCAACCCAAAATGCTGAAGTAGGATTATAATCTAACCATATATCACCTGAAGTTCTAATTGCTAATTGATAGTAACTTTCAAAATCTATATTGTTGCACTCATTAACATATAATATATTTCTTCTTGCACCTCTTAATTTATCTGGCTGGTCAACACTAAAAAATTCAATATAACTTCCATTTGCAAATGTGTATTTTAAAGTAGACTTATTAAACTGACTATCATTATATCTACCTAATGCCATTATAATCTTTAAGAAGTCTTTTAAAGCACCTCTACGTAAATGTGGTATGCTTTCAGATACTACACTAATTTCTAAATTAGGTTCTTTAATTGCTTTATCAATTAGTAAAGGTAGAATACCAAATGTTTTACCAGCTGATGTTCCACCTCTAATAACTTTAATACGCTTCTTTAAACGTAATAATTTTCTAATTGCAGTAGTTAATATAAACTCCATAAGATAATGCTTTAAACTTCATCTAAATCAATATTAAAGATAGGTTGTTCATTACTTACAGTTATATCTTTTGTTTCTCTTGGTTTACCGGCATAGTAGTTATAAAATAATTGTGTAAATTTAAAATCACCAGCATCTAATCCAGCTTCTAATGCTTTAAATGCTTTTTCTTCTAATGGTTTTAATCTTTCAATTAGTTTTACTTCTTCTGCTTTTGATGGTCTACCAGCACCTTCTCTTTTGCCACCATAATTATTGTTACTCATAACTTGATAAATTTTGTTTATTCAATTATAAAAATAATAGTTTTTATTTATTGTTTATATAACTTTGCTAATTCAATAGCTATTTCTTTCCATTCATCTAAACCTTGTTTAATATAACCAGATACAACAAATCTATTATATTCTTTGCTATACTTATTGTAAAGAATGTTTGCTCTATATTGTGGTGTCATAAGTTCTCTATTTGTTTTTTAACATTAATCCAATATCTTTGTCTAATATTTGGAACTTCAAATTGTGTTTCGTATATTAACTCATTAACTGCTATTAATGCACATTGTTTTAATTGATTATCAAATACAATAGGATTAATAAAATCTTTATTTAATAAATCATCATACTTGCTGTATAATTCATTTGCTTTTTCTCTTGGTGTCATTCTGTTCCTTTTTTAATTAAGTAATACCATAAAGATATTAATTTTTCTCTTATAAATTCATAAGCTATTATTACTAAAATATATTTCATAAGTTCACTTGTATTTTCATTATTGGACAACTAATTTTGTGATTATCATTTTCTAAATTACAATGTCTACATTTACCATTAGGATAAAACATATCACAATTATCTGCGTCATCTTCTCTACTAAATCCACCATACGATTGCCATACTTCTGATGCTGGTGCTGTAAATCTATAACAGTAATCTTTTGAAGGACATAATGCGTCATTACATTTTGCTATATCTGCCATAACTTTATATCTATTATTATTAATACTATTGCTATTGATATTTCATTTCTACCAATTACAATTCCTAAACTAAATCTGTCTGTGTAGTTTGTTTCTATTCTCATCTTATTAAAGTTTAATGTTTCTATTCATTCTATAAAGTGCTTGTAAGCGTTCTAATATTATTTCTTGTTGTTCTTTACCTTCTGTTTCTAATAGTAGTGTTTCTATGTTGTTTACTATTTTGTAATTGTTTCTTGGTTTTTGTAGGTTAGTTATCGTTTCTTGCAAGTTTGCTATTTCTTCATTTAGTTTCATTACATCTATTTGTAGACTTTGTATTAATTCATCTTTAGTCATATCTAATATATCTGGTGTTGCATAATTTAATCTTTGCATTATTTGTTTTCTAAATAACTTTAGTGTTGGATTAAACTGCTCAAACATATCATAGTTTTTTAATGAATGTAAAACTGTTGCGTGGTCTTTTCCTACTGAAGCACCAATAGATTTTAATGATTTCTTTTTATCTATTTGCTTTAATACTTTATAATATATTGCACGTGCTTCTATTGTTTCTCTTCTGCGTGTAACTTCATTTATATCTACACCTGTTATTTCTTGTATTGCTTTTTTTAATTGTAATGTTATTTGCGTTTCCATCTAATTTTTATTTTTTGTTTTTTACTTTGTTTTATTAATTCTGTTAGTATGTTAAATAATACTATTTCTAATGCTAAATGTATTCCTTGACATTCTTCATATAATTCTGCTGCTTCATACTCTTTTAATATTAATCTTATTTGTTCAATAGTCATTCCCTGTTCTATTTCATATAAGGTAATATTATAATGTTCTGTTGCTATATCATTCATTATAAAACACCTCTTAAAACATATTGGTTTAAATCCATATCTTCTTCACCAAAGAAGTATTTATAGTTAGATATTGCTTGTTCTAACTTTGCTTCACCTTTTGCATAAAATTCATCACTACATTCAAATATTGCTATATCTAAACTACCTTTGTCTATTGCAACAAAAATAAAGTGGTCTACATCAAACATCTTTTTATAAAGATATGCTTGTAAATCATAGCTATATTTGTCTGCACTATATCTAAAGTCCTTAACACCTGTTGTAGTTTTTAAATCTATAATCATATTTGGCTTTAAGATATCTGCTTTTGCTCTAAATGGTATTCCATCAATCATTTCTATTGCTGGTATTTCTGTTTGTGATTTACTCATTAAAGATACAACTTCATTGTTTTTCATTAAAGCATCAGTTAATCTTTCAGCATCTTGATATTCTTTTCTTGTGTATACTTCTAAACCTTGTTCTTTTGCAAGTTTGTATTCTTTTCCAGCTTTAGTTGCTACATCAACAATTACTAAATCATTTAATTTATGTGGTTCTAATATCATTGTGTGAAATAGTTTGCCATCACGTAATGCTTGGCTTTCATCTGAACCATATTGTGTAACGTATTTATATGTTTTGGGTGAAGATATAAGCATCTTTGCTGATGAACTGCTTAATGCGTTTTTACCTAAATATCCATAATAGAAACTATCATCATACATATTGTCTAATAGTTCTTGTTTATCCCATTGTTTGTTGTCAAAAGTTGTTATCATATTATCTAATTTTAATGTTGTTTAATAAATCATAAGTATTATCCATATCTAAAACTTCCCTAATTTGTTGTGCATAGTTATCTGATGCATTCCATTCGTTAATTAAATCTTTCTTAATTGATTTGATTAAAGTTGTTTGATATATGTTATCTTCACTTTGTAAATCTAAAAGTATATCTAATTTTCTAATAATTTCTATTTTCATAATTTTATAATTGCTATTGTTAATAATACTAATGCTGCTACTATTGCACCAATTAAAATTCTTGTTGCTTGTTTCAATACAAAGTCTAATTCTTTTTTATCTTCTGGTGTCATACTAAATTACATTTAAAAGGATTAATGAACCAGTGAAAAATACAACCCATAATAATAATGCTAATGCAAATTCTTTTAATAATGTTTTCATAATGTTTGTTTTTAATTGTTAATTGTTTAGCAAATATAAACAAGTTATTAATATAAAAGTGTTAATGAAATGTTAAAGTTTTAAATAAAAAAAGGATAGCTGTTAAACTATCCTAATTTGTGATTTGCGAATTGCAATTAGCGTTTTGCAATTTGTGTTCTACATACTGTGTAGCGTTGGTCTGTGTCTGGATATTCACTTACCATTTTGTCATCAGACATACATCTTTGAATAAACTCTTTTTCTTTTTCTCCTTGATTAGGTGTTGGAATTGGCATAATTTCTAATTTTAGTTTGTATTACTCTTATTTTATCGTTTATCTTTTCATCATTTAAACCTTTTAAATATAATGATTGTCTTTTCTTAATTAAATAACTTAAAGTGTATTCAAGTTCTAATGCATCAAATTCTATTTGTTCTGTTCTATCCATTGTTCTTGTTCTTTTCTTAAATGTTGTAATTCTCTTTCTAAATAGTCTATTGCCTTTTCCAAGTCTTTTATATGTGTGCCTTTGTGTTTTGCCCTTGCTACATATTTAACTACATTTCCTTCATTAAAGTTTAAATCATAGTCTTTGATAAAGTCTATAACATCGTAGTTCTTTTTGTTGTCGTAATGTATTGGTGTCATTGTGTAAATCTTTTAGCGTGAAACTTATATAATTCCATTGTTTTTTTTAATCCTTCATATTCTGTAAATTCTGCATTTACATTGTTTTCTTTATAATAAAATATTTCATTGTAGTTGCTTATTTGATATTTTATAATATTATATCTGTTTGCATTTTTTGCTGGTTTAATAACATAAGCTAAATCATTTTTCCAACATACTGCCATTGCTTTTATATCTTCTTCAGTTGGTGAAAATTTATCTTCTTTAACTTTCGACATTAGTTACATTCTTTTTAAATATTGATTTTAATAATGCTGGATGCCAACCTTGTGATAAACAAATATCATAAAGTATTTTACCTAAATCATCAATATTAATATCATCATAAGTTTCTATTGTTGATGTTTTTCCGTAAGATGTATATGTTATTTTCATTAGTCTATTCTTAAAAATTCAGCATTACCATTTTCCATAAACCACTCTTTATTTTCTTTGTACTTATCAACTACTGCATCAATCATTACTAATTCATCTATTGTAGAAGTTTGCAATTTGCTAACTATATTTTCTATTGAACGTAATATGTTTGTAGTCATTTCTGGGTCTGTTTTATAAATGTTTGTATATTCTTCAAACACTATTTGTTCAAGTTCTTTGTTTAACCTGTTAATTAAGTTCTTAATAGTTTGCCTGTATTGTGTTGTGAAGATTAAACTTTCATTAGCTTCTAATAAAAGTTGTGCTAATAATACAGATTTTAAATATTCTAATTGAATAGGATTGTCTTTCATAATTGTTTTGCTTTTGTTATTTCTAAATATGTTACTTCTTTATCTATTTTTTCTCTATTATTAAAATATGTTGTTGCTGGATTTTTATTGTTTATTTCCCAAATAGGTTCAATCAAATGCAGATTAAAACTATAAATACCTTTTGGTGTTGAATTAATATATATTGGTATATCTAAATGCTTTTCACATTCTTTTATCATTGCATCATATTTAAGTTTTTCTAATAATAAAGTTTTATAATGCACTTGTCTACATTTTAACTCAATCCTATGTGAAGTTAATGGACTGTAACAATCCCATCTACTCATTTGGTTTTTTGCTTTAACTAAATCTGGATAAACATTTTCCACTAAATAGTTAAATAAATCAATTTCTTTCCAGTTATTCATTTACTTCATAAGTATCATAAACTTTGCGTAAATCACTTAAAATAGTTCTCCAGCAACTTGAACAATTTGAACTTTCTAACTTTTCATTAAATACATTTAAGTAAATTTCTTTAATTGTGTGCTGTTGTTTTGGTGTTAATTGATTTGTTCTATTATCATATAATACTTTTAAAAACAAATATTCATCTTCTTTTAAACAGTTTACGTTTCTACGATATGAAATTAAATTGTTTAGTTTTGCTTTACGTTCTTCACATCCACAATCTATTCCTGTTACTTTGCTAAATAATTCAACTACTGCTTTAATACCAGTTGCTTCTGTGATTTGCTCAATAGTATCACCTAATCCTGTTGCTTTCTTTTTTCTTCCCATTAGTATATGTTGTTATAGTCATTATTAATATAATCTTGGTAATCATTCATAAACTTTGTGTTTAATACTTCTTTATAGTTTTTAATTGAATGAAATATTGATATTAAACTAATATTAGTTTCTTTTGCAATATCCCTCATACTCATATCAGTATCCCTATACAATTTAAACAGCTTTTTATCGTACCAATGCCAGTTGTCTATTTCTTGGTCAATCATTAAACAAATATCATTATATGCTTTATGTTCATCTATATTGCTATTATCTGACAAATTAAACAAAGTATCTATTCCTATTTTATCAATCTTATTACGTTTATTTAAGTATTGAAAACATAAACTTTTTATAGTAAAAAATACATAACCTTTTCTAACATTACCTTTTGCATCAATTATCTTTTCAGCATCAGCATATTTCCATAAAGCAATATAAACTTCCTGAACAATATCTTCTGCATAATCATCTACTTTATAAAGGTTAGCAATTTTGACCCATTCTTTGTGATGTTGGGCAACCTGTTCTAACCATTTATTTGTAGATAGTTCCATATTAATACATTTTAATTGTTACTATACCAGTTTTTGGTATTGGTGCTTCTTTTACTTTAATTTTCAAATCCACTTCTGTTAATTCTGTATCTATTTTTAATATTGAATTAAAAGCATTTTGTATTTCAGTCCAATTTGCTTGATTGTCCATTTCGTTCAATTCATACAAATATTCTAATTTATTTTTCAAATCTTTGAAGAAACTTATTAACATTGAATTATCTGAATTTAATACAAGCATTCTTGATGCTGATGTTTGTAATTCTTCTATGTGGTGTTTCATTGTATCTTTCATAATAATTCTAATTGATTTGTTTTTGGTTTTTCATATATTCCCTTTGCTATATTAAATATAGTTAATCCAGCTTCATAGTCTACTAAATTTCTTGCCATTTTTACAACTGATTGTTTACCTGTATATTTATTAAAATCATAATCGTGAAATTTACATAATTCTTTTAATTCGTTTTTCTGTTGAGAAATAGCAAAACTTCTATCATTTAATTCATTTGGTAGTATAAAATTAGTCCAATATAAATGCCTTCCTCTTTTTTGTGCTGGTATTAAAGGTTCGTAATAAGGTATTACATTTTCCACTACAAATTTTCCATTTCTATAATAATGTTGTAAAAACAATATTTCTTCATATAGTTTTAAATCAGGATAAATAGGTTGTGTAGTTGTGTCATAATTTGAACTATTCCAATATCTTGCTCTTGAATGGCTTGGGCAAGGTGGTGAACTCCATATAAAATCAAACTCTTTATAATGTTCTAATAAATATTGGTGTGCATCAGCAACTATAACAATATCATTTGGAAATCTTTCTTTATATAATCTTGCAGCTTCTTCATCTAATTCAACTGCTGTAACTTCGCAATCAGTCCATTTGTATCTATTACCACCTAAACAAGCGTATAGATTTAATACTTTATATTTTTTCATTAGAATATATCTTTTAATGGGTCATAAAAAGCACCTTCTACTTGTGGTAATCCAAAGTTATTTACTTTAAAATTAAAATCTTCAAATGGTGCATTTCTACTTCTTTTACAACTTACTTTTACTAATCCTTTATTAACTGTATTTAATTCTAAACTAATTTGTGTTTCTGTTTTCTTTTCTAAAAATGAACCTAAATGCCCTGTTGGCTTATCAGTTCCAAAATTTGAATGTATAACTGTTACAATATGGCAATCTAATTCTTTTGTCCATTTCATTAGCTTTTGAACTACATTATTACTTTCTTCAATGTTGTTTACATCACTACATAAATCAGCAACACCATCTATAATAACTAAACCTATATTTTTGCTATCTAACCTATCATATAAATAGTGTTCTATTATTTCTATTCTGTCATTAAAGCTATATTGTCTTAAAGCTAATGTATGATATTTATCTATGTTCTTTAATCCTGCCATTTCTAAAGGTCTTTTAAATACCATTTGAGCGTGAAAATTACCTTGTTCAGTATCAAAATGAATTAAATGTTTATCGTTTCTATTTGCTTTTAAATCACCACAAAATTGCGGTAAATCTTCAGCTAAATATATTGCTGATAATAATGATACAAAAAATGTTTTCTTTGATTTAGGTGGTGCTTGTACAAAACTAAAGTTACCATATGTTCCTAATGGTACTGGAAACAATATTTCACCATCTTTACTTTCATAAGTTTTAACACCAAATGATATTGCTGGTTTTGGATATTCTATTTTTTCTAATGGATTTAATATAGCTTCATCAACTATAAATTCCATCATTAAACGTTTTTCCTGTTTTTGTTCTTTTGTCATTGTTTTTGTTTGTTGTTATATTCCGCAGAAGCCACTATCACATTCATTAAAATCATCATCAAAAAAAGTATTTTGAATACCAAATTTTAATATTTGTGAAAATGAAACATCTGATAAAAACCTGTTGCCAGTATTTAATTCTTGCTTTTCAAACCATTTAACTTTATCTAAATCTTTTTGTGCCATATGTGAAATCATTAATGGTTGTCTATTTACACAACCTACACAATTATTTCTGTATGCAAATCTAACATTTTTATTATTCCAAAAATTATAAATTACATCTTTAGAAATATTATTTTCAATTAAAGGAAAAGTTACTTTTCTATATGGTACTAAACCCCATTTATTTTGTGTTTTACGTTTACCAATAACTGTATTAAAATATTCTATTCCATTTTCATCTGCTCTTTTTAAAACACCTTCTGCTCTTTGTAATTCATTTGGTCTAAATCCTATTCTCATTTCAACTGGTAATTCTGTATTTTCTTTTAACCAATTAAAAATAGGTTTTAACTTCATTTCAACTGTACAATATCTTGTCATTTTATTTGGTAAATAACCATAATTTTGTTTTATAACTTCTTCAAATGTTTTACCTGTTGTCCAAGTTATTTCTGAACCTATAAATTGTTCTAAATCTAAAATAGTATAAATTATTTCATCCATTTCAGCAGTACCTATAAATTCTTTTCCTAATTTATCTGAAACTAATTGCCTTGTTTTTTCATCTTTACCTTTCATCCATAAATTATCTGTATCTTCAATTCTTACTAAAGAAAAAATATTTATATCTGCTGGATAATGTTTTGCTAAATAAGATGATGTTTTACCACCACTAATACTGTTTATTGTTTTCATAATGTTAAAAAAGGGTAGCTTTTACACTACCCAATTAAATTTAAAATGGTAAATCACTTTCAACTGATGCAGTTGCTTTCTCTTTTTTAGGTGCTGTTTTAATTTCACCATTTGTCCATACTACATTACCATTTCCTAAATAAACTTTAGGTTTCTTTGCTTCACGTTCTTCTTGTGTTTGACTATCAGTTAAAGAAACATTTTGACCAAACTGGTTAGCTTCATCATTTACAGCAACTGTAAAGTTGTAATAAACTGCACCATCTTTACCTGATACAAATTTTTCTTTTGGTAATTTGTCTACTCTTAAACTTACATTAATAATTGCACTCATATTTTTTATATTTAAAATTTGCTTACTCTATATAGTTTTCAGCTTCCCTATTTTACTTTTAATAATTCGTCTTTAACTGTTTTTGCTAATTTATATTTATTTTCAATAGTTGCAATATTACCACCATTTTTTAAATATTCAATAGCTTTATTAAATTCTGGTGTATTTTTATTTAACCATTTTAATTCTTGTTCTTCTTTTACTTCTTTTACCTGATTGTCGTGCTTATTAGTTGCATCAGCATCTTGTGTATCATCAATTAAAAGTAAATTACCTAATGCATATTTTTTAGCATAAGAAGAAGCTGAACCAAATTGTTGTGGTACTTGCATTCCTTTTTGATTTAAATCTATTCCTACTATTGCAGTAGCAATTATTTCATTAACTCCATTATTATCTAAAATACAAGCACTTGAATTAATTATTGGTGGATTAACATTAATTATATCTTCTCTAATTACAAAACTAACTTGATATTTTTCATTAAATGGTTTTAATGCTTCTAATATATCTTCAGCACTACGAAAATTGTATTTACCAAAACTATTAAATTTTGATTTGTTTGCTTTAAATTCTTTTTGAATTAAAGATAGTTTTTGATTTAAGTTTAAGTCTTTCATTATTTTGTTTTTAAATTGTATAATTCTTTTTTAATAATTGTTTTGTACTCTTTTGGGCATTGTTCATCTGCTAATTCAAAGCAATAAGTTTCTAATGTACTTAATAAACTTTCTAATTCGCAAATCTTACTTTGCATTGTTTCAATTCTAAATCTGTTGTAGTCTAATAAATCTTTCATTGTTAATTGTTTTTAAAGTTTTCATTATAATATTCTTCACCTGTTAAAATATATGTGTAATTTGTAATGCCACCTGATTTTTTTTCTTTGTTTCCGTGTGCATCTATTAACTGTTGCTTTTCTAATTCAAAAAATTTATAATAATCATTTATAAACTTTCTACCTTCTAAAGTATTTGTGTTAAATAAATTTGGATGCTCAATTTCTAATTGGCTAAATAATTCTTGCATTGCTGTTTTCATAATGTTTGTTTTTAATTATGGTACAAATCTAACTATTAGATTAATACAAAAATAAACTTTAACATTTCTTTAACTTTTAGACAAAAAAAAGAGTGGCTATAAAACCACTCCTTCTTGACAAAAACAATTTAAAAAACATTATGTAAATTTAAGCAAAATATTTACCTGTTGTTTATAGTAATCAATCATATCAATTAATTCTACATCAGCAAATTTAACTATTTGTTTTGATTTAATATATAATTCTTCAGATAATTTGTAACCAAGATATAAACTATATTTATATTGCTCACCTGAATGATAAACGTTACAACCTACACATTGAACTTGAACATTATCTTCGTCCCATCTTGTGCTGTAATTTGCTCTACTCATAAAGTGACCAGCTTGTTGTTTTTTCCAATGTTGCTTTTTACCACAAGTAACACATTCAGCTATTTCTTTTTTAGCATATCTTAAACGAATATACTGGCTAAAAATTTTGTCTAAATCTTTAACTAAATTTTTTCTTAAAGGTTTTTTAGCCATTTTAACCATTTATTTTTTTATAAAAGTGTTAATTGTTTTTCTATTATTTTATTTCTTTTATTTAAATTATCTTTAGCCCATAAAGGTTGGAAATTAGTGTAGTGATTTAGTTTTACTATTTCCTCTTCAGTTTGAGCTGATGAAATTGGTATTATGTGGTCAAGATGCCATTCTCCATAATTTTCAAAATTCATTTTTTTAGTAAATTTAATTTTAATATAAC